TTATTTGATAGAATGTGGAAGATGACAAATCGTGTCAATGAGGAATACTTTGGATTCCATATTGACACTCTTCGTTTTATGCAACTAACCGAGTATCATGAAAGTTATAAAGGTGAATACAAAAAGCACCATGATGTTTTTTGGATGAATAGATCTAATAAGCATCGAAAAATTTCTGTGGTTTTGCAACTCACTGACCCCTCTGAATATGAAGGCGGCGAGTTAATGTTGGAATGTCAAAAAGAAGCTCCTGCTGATTACTGTGGTCAAGGAACTGTAATCTGGTTTCCATCCTTTACACCCCACTGGGTAAATCCAGTTACAAAAGGTATGCGTAACAGTGTTGTTTGTTGGTTTGAGGGACCCCGTTGGAGATGAGAGTTAATTCTATTGTTATTGATGACTTCTATACAAATCCAGATGAAGTAAGAGATTTTGCTCTTGCACAAAATTTTAATGTGGATGGTAACTATCCTGGTCATAGAACTAGGAACTATATCACACAAAGTACAAAGGATCTATTGCAAGAGATTATATTTCCTCACTCTGGATCGGTAACTCATTGGTTGGATGGTCCAGAAGGATATACTGGTGCCTTCCAACTTACAACTGCAAGAGATAAAAGTTGGATTCATAATGACAGTTTTAATAACTGGGGTGGTGTTCTATATCTAACACCAGATGCACCCGTAATTGGTGGGACGGGATTCTTTCGATCAAAGATTGATGGAACATTAACAGGAACAAGAGAGGACTTACCTGGTGCAGATAAATCTAAGTGGGAACTTGTTGGAGAAGTTGGTAATGTCTACAATCGATTAGTATTATTTCGTGCAGATCAATGGCATAGTTCTCTAGAGTACTTTGGAGATAATATGCAGGATGGAAGGTTAACACAAGTATTTTTTGTAAAAACAGAAAGATGAAAACATACGTTATCAGTCTTCAAAGACGACCTGATAGAAAAGAGCTCTTCAATAAGAACAACAGTAGTTTAAGATACGAACCATTCGATGCGATTGATGGCAGAGAAATTGACCATCAATGGCTTTTGAATAATGGATTTGATACTTATAAAGACTGGATAGATCCAATTAACAATACACACATCACTCATGGTGAAGTTGGATGTTATCTTTCCCACTATTATTTGTGGGCCAAATGCATCGCACTAAATGAACCCATCATTATTTTTGAGGATGATGCCATTCTCACCGATAGATTTTCTATTCAAGAAGTAGAAAAGAAATTTGATGAAGGATACAATCTAATGTATCTTGGATATAATGAGATGGGAGAATATGAAAGTATAGATGATACTTTTGTAAGACCAAATTATCCATACTGGACTGTTGGATATGCTCTTACTCCTACAGCTGCACAAATTCTTATTCAAAATAGAAAGGAAATAATTCCAGTGGATGAGTATCTTCCACTGAGACTGAGACATCTAAATCCAATCGCATATAAGGAGAATGTTGTAAATCCATGTAGTAGATCGATTACAGGAACAGATGTAGATCCATTAGACAGATATTCGTATTTCTTAGACTTTAAAACTCACGCTATCACTGTCGGTAGTGATGATAGAAAGTGTAGAAAATTACATCATTCTTCCAATCATTATGGATTTGAATTTCTAAACATCGGTGACGGTGTTCAGTGGAAAGGAACAGACATGTCTGGACCAGGTGGAGGTCAAAAGGTCAATCTGTTGAAAAACTATGTCAACACATTGCCAGATAGTGATATTGTTTTGTTTGCTGATGGGTATGACACATTCACAACCCGTGAGATTGAAGAAATTGAACGAAGATACCTAGAGTTTCAGTGTAAAGTATTATTTGCTGCGGAAGAATGGTGTTGGCCCGATGAACAATTATCGGATCAATTTCCTCAAAGTGAAACTCCATACAGATATTTGAACAGTGGATTATTCATTGGTCGCGTAGACGAACTTAAGAAGATCTTCGCAGAAACTATTCAGGATCATGAAGATGATCAACTCTATTATCAAAAGAGATTCTTGAGTGGTGAGTTTGATATTAAATTGGATTATGAAGGGTACATTTTCCAATGTTATGATCCCGTAGTTTGTAATGATAACGCTGGATCAACGAGTAGTAACTCAGTTGACTCCATGTACAATCCAATAACAAAATGTTTTGGATGTATGTACCATGGCAATGGTGGTGATGAAGCAAAACAACACTTTGTTTCACTGTATAACTCTTTCTATGGATCGACCACTTTCTATGTTCCCGCACACGACTATGAGATCTTAGATAAGGATGTGTTGGTTGTTGATTACATGACACCAACAATGTGTGATGATCTTATTGATATTGCCGATCAACATGGTGGATGGGGTAGTCTATCCTATGATAAGTTCCCTGCACAAGAGATTAGATTAAAAGAGTTAAAACTGTGGGAGGAAATGGAAAAACACTGGGAGAAATACCTCTATCCCATTATTGAAAAGTATTGGCGGCCAATGGAGATGTACGGTATGCGTGATGCGTTTGTCATGAGATATGCAATGGACACACAACGCAAACTTAATCTTCATACTGATGCTTCACTTGTGACTGGATCTGTCAAACTTAATGATGATTATGAAGGTGCAAATCTAATCTTCCCCAGACAATGTATCTCTAACAAAGACATACCTGTTGGTAAATGTATCCTTTTCCCTGGTGCAGTTACTCATGGTCATGAGTGTACTGAATTAAAATCAGGAGTTAAATATAGTCTTACCATGTGGTCATCGCGTTATCCTGGTGATGTTTTATGATCAAGAACGATAAGTTCGTTTATATTCATGTTCCCAGAACTGGTGGTACAACAGCAGAAGAACTATTTGAAGAAAGACATGGATTAGTCTATACTATACAACACGACACTGTTCGTGATCTTGGAACAGAAGATTATGGAAAGTTTATCTTTGGTTTCGTTCGCAATCCATACTCCCAGGAGTACTCCTGCTGGACACTTCATTGTGTGAACACTGATTGGCCTCCTCTTACATTTGAAGAGTGGATACGATTAAGATTTGACAATGCAATCGATGAACTCAAAGAGAAATATGTTCATGGAACAGGAAAAAGACAGACCCGTCTACTAAGATGTTTAGAATATGGAACTGAGTTTTGTATTCGTGGACAAAGAGATTTCTTTCAAAAAGGTGATGTGATTCTTGCATCTAAAATCTATAGATTTGAAGAACTTAAACAAAGTTGGGATGAGATTAGTGATCGCATTGGTCTTGACATGAGATTTGATGTATATCCTCATAGTGATAAGTACAAACAATTCTATAATGAATACACATATGACATGGTGACTAAGGTCAGGTGTCGTGATCTGCAAACCTTTAATTATTCCTTCGATGACTAAAACTTTTCTTGAAATAGGTACATGTGACTTTGATACTCTTCTTCCATTGTGTGCCAATGGTTGGAAAGGATACTTTGTGGAACCAGTAAAAAAATATGCATCGTATGTTCTGAATGAGTGCAACAAAAACAGTTATGATGCAATAGTTTCTTGTTGTGCTATCAGTTCGTATGATGGTGAACTGGAAATGTATATTACTAATGGGAATGATGGCGAAGATGGATGGTCAAAAGGAATAAGTCATGCCGTAAAACAAGAAGGTGAAAAACTATTTGGATACGATGCTAATCAATTCTTACTTGATAGAATCGAAAAAGTTCCTTGTTATTCACTGGATACTTTTTTGAGCAAGTATATGATTCATGATCTAGACTATCTCAAGATTGATGTAGAGGGTCATGAAATTGACATTATTGAACCTTATTCTTGGAGAGTCAAACCAACATTGATAAAAATGGAACACTGTCATATTGATGAATCTAAAATGAGATCTATTTTAGAAAAACAGGGTTATATTGTCTATGTGGAACAGAATGATCTATACGCTATATCATAATAAATATGCCAGTAAACATTTATTTGATCTTTCATATAAGAAATTAAAAGAAAATTATGAACTTTGCAGTATACTCAAAAGACAATTGTCCTTATTGCTATAAGGTCAAACAAGTATTAGAATTGACAAACAACAACTATGTGGTTTATAATCTTGGAGAGGACTTTACTAAAGAAGAGTTCTATGCTGAATTTGGGGAAGGGTCAACCTTTCCTCAAGTGATTTGTGATGATAAAAAGTTGGGAGGATCCGTTGACACAATCAAATTCCTCAAGGAACATCAACTCGTCTGACCATCACATAAATAAATCAGAAGACCACAGAAACCGTGGCGTTGATTTTATTCTTAATGGAGGTAAAAGAAAGCAGACTCAACCATTCCACGTCATCTTTGAGAAGATGGTTTGCTTTCTAAATCGGGAAGTCACCATCTATTTTGAGTTTTCCTTTAAGTCAAGGAAAAGAAAAGTAATTTCCCGGAGAAAGAAAAATGTTAGCAGTTAGTCTAGTTTTTGGTTCATTTATGACCATTTTATTTCTTGTAGTGGGACTAGTGATTGGATGGACTGCCAGAGAATATATGATGAACTATAGGGAAGTGCCAAGACCTCATCCCGAAATGTTTGATAATCAGGGAAACTTAATACCTGACGAAGTAATTGCATTTAATTTTGACAACTATCATGACTACGAAGACACCAGCGACGAAGACGACGAGTAAGGCAAAGACAACAAAAAAACCTGCCGCATCAAACTTGGATCTTCCAAATAATCCATTGATTTTTGAGATTTTTGATCTTGCATCAAAACAGAGGTCAAAAGCAAAGAAAGTAGAAGTTCTCCAAAAGTATAATCATGATGCTTTGAGAATGCTTTTAATTTGGAACTTTGATGATTCGGTTCATTCTGCACTTCCAGATGGACCAGTTCCTTATTCTGGATATGCCGAACAGACAACTCAAAGTGGAACTCTTTCTACGAAGATTACGGAAGAGGTCCGCAGAATGTATGAGGCAGGTTCGTTCTCATTGGGAGCATCTGATACTGATGGTAAAACCACTCTTCGTAGAGAGTGTAAGCACTTTTATCACTTCATTAGGGGTGGTAATAATGGTTTAACCTCTATTCGTAGAGAGACGATGTTTATCAACCTCTTGGAAGGACTGCACCCACTGGAAGCAGAGGTTATTTGTCTTGTAAAGGATGGGAAACTTTCCGACAAATATAATATTACAAAGGAAATTGTTTCTGAAGCTTTTCCTCAAATTGTATGGGGGAATCGTGGGTAAGGGAATTAATATTATTAATGCAAATTGTGATCCTTCCGCTGCCAATGATAGGAGTCTTCCACGAGACTCTTATCTGGTAACCTATGGTGATAATGGAGAACAAAAGCACGATATTGTTCAGGGTCTTCAGTCAGATATCTTTGATCAGTATTGGGATAAGTATCGTGACTTTAGAGCAATGAAGTGGACGGAAGGAACAGTTAGTCCCAAGATGTGGGGTTATGTACCAAACGAAAAGAAGAAAAAGAAATGAATGAAGAAAATCTCCGAGATCAAATAAATCAATTGATTCGTAATGAGATCCAAGATAATATCAACGACTTTGTTGATATGAAAGAAGAGGAAAGAAAATCTGGACTTGGATTTGTTGGTGCAGATGACAACAATGATCTTACAGTCAGAATTCCTAACAAGGAGATTGATAAGATCATTAAGGAATATAAGAAGATAAAAAAATATCAGAAGTCATCTTTGTTTGAGATCAAGAAGCTAAACCAAAATTGACCTTTGTTTTCCCAGATCGTCGGAAAAAACTCCGGCAAAATTTTGACTTTCTAGGGTCGATTGACTAAATATCAGTAACGGGGTATAATACCCTTACGTTCATCTTATGATTCTATCTCTACTACTAACACTGTCCTCCCCAGAATCAAGATTACTTCTCACTTGTGAGCAGTTTGACTGGTTAGTGGAGAGAACATTTAAATCAGAACTTCTTTCTCCTTCAGAGAAAATCGAGTTTGTTGGTAGATATGCAGATTGGACTGATCCTACCTGTTTTAGGGATAAAACATAAGACGCAAGTAGGACGACGCGGAACGGATCGTTCATCCTCATAGAGGACGCAAACGCCGCCCGAAGGAACGGGATTTAACCGTCTCATTTCTTTGGAGTAGAACAATGTCTAAAGTCGTTTACCGTGGACAAGCTTACGACACTGAAGAGCGTCGTGAGTCACTCAGACAACTTCAGCAAGAGCAATGGTTCAGCGAAATCTATCGCGGAATCAAATTTGAAAAGAATCTCTTTGTAGAGAAGAAAAAATGATTGCGGCAATAGTGGGTTCATTCACTGCTTTCTCCGCAGCGTTTATGATTCTGATATATGCCGAAGTCAAATTACTGAGTAAATAAAACACAGAGGGTTCTTGACGAACCCTCTTTTTTTGTGTAAAATGGGTAGAGAGAAATCTATTTTATGGACAAAGACAAACTAAAACTTATCGTCCGCAATCTAGAACTTCTAGTCGATTCTCTAAAAGCAGAAGTTTACTCTGATACTCAAAGTTATCTAAAGTATCAGAGAGATCCAACACTACACGATTACGACGAGATCTTCGAAGATGATGATGGATACCCAGACTAAAGAGGAACAAAAATGAGTGTAAAATTGGTAAGTGTTACTCCCGACGCGGAGCAGACGATGGCATATGTTGCTCGTGTGAGCAATCCTAATAATCAAGAGAATCCCAACTATGC